ACGGTATTCTCCTGTCTACTTCTAGGCAGTGCCTTAGGGACGGGGGAAAACCGCAGCAGTCGGATGCACGAGTATACCGACATGCCCTACTTCTGGATGGAGCGCGACATCGAAGAGTTTCTGTACGAGCTGTTAAACGGCGGTACAGTGATGACACGAGCTTTGATGAGCGTGATTCTCCTCCTTCTCCGAAGTGCATTCGCTTGCCTTCGGATTCTGACGTTTCTGATGCACTTGCTCGTGGAAGGTCGTTGGGTTGTGACGCTGCTGTGTGCCTTGGCCATCAGTGCCTATGCGGGCTCACGGGTGTGGCGACACCTGGCACGAAGTGTGGAGTACAAGGTAGCAGCGGGCCTGCAAGATATGGCCCGCTGGCCAACCTCACTTCGTCTGGAACTGCCTGTCCCGAACCTCTCCAGAGTGCGTGTGGGGCCCGTTATGCTGTCCCAAGGTCTTAAGGGCTATGGCCATGCTGGACTCAGTGGTCTGTGTGGCCATCATGTCCTGAGCTCCCTACTGGACCTCGTTGACCAAGTTATTGTGGTTAATGGGGATCCTGTGGGTTGGCACCTGGGGCCTGATGAAGGAGACGAACAGCGGGTGTTCCACGCGTGGTTCTTACAAGGAGATGACCGCATGAGGTATGGGTCGGACGTACCAAATTCGATAACGTCCCGTCCTTCATGCGGTGGTTGCACGATGCAAGTGCAAGAAGCGTTGGGTTGACCACCGCCGTGGTCGTAGTATCAAGAACGAGCACATTCCTGCCAGAGGAATATGCGCTGCTTGTCCAGCCTGGCTTCGCCGATTTCGTCCTGTGTATTGATGTCACAGGTGATGGCGGGCCAAGTATGGTCATGAACTCCGCCCTGTCTGATGATCCGGTAAGTTTGGTGGTTATCCCAGGCAAGATACCTGGGGTTTACCATCGTTACCAGGACGGTAAGCATGAGGTTGAGAGGGTGTATGGCTGGGCAGAGGCCAGGTTTTGCGAAGTTGAAGGGAGGGTTGCCACCATTGAGTGTGTTGGGGCCAACCCTCTCCATCAGTATTACCTGGTCCACCGACCTTACCATGACTCACTATTTCAAGAACATGAAAGGCTGACGTGGCGCAAAGGCTTCTGGGCAAAGGAGATGGACATGGGTGATGACGTATGCGCCTACACCAGCTGGGTACCTGAAATGGCGTACCTACTGGTAGTGGGC